TATTAAATACAGGTAAGGAAGCCTTACCAAATCAGGCCCCTTCCGGTCGGAACTTGCGGTCATGTTGGCAGAAGCCCGTTCCGCAATTAGTGGGTATTTACGTGAAAACTCCGTTTTGGCATTGTCCAAATCCGGAGGAAAACTAGCGTCAACCAAGCAAGAACCTACCGAAACCCGTGCAACGCTTGCAGAAGCTATCTGGGGGCCAATGTTCGGCGGTCCTGTTTCCGCTTCTGGCGTATCAGTCAACCACGAGACGGCACAACGCCACTCTGCTGTGTGGGCTTGCGTCAAAATCATGTCTGAGGCTATTTCTAGCCTTTCATGGGACGTGATACAGGAGTTGCCCAATGGCGACCGCCAAAAAATGCCCTCACACCCAGTTGCCAAGGCGCTACGCTCTCCGATGCCGGGAATGTACAACGGGAACACATGGTTTGAAACCATGCAGGCGTGGAAGACCTTACGGGGCAACGCCATCTCTTTAATTATCCGCAATGGAGCGGGAACACCTAAAGCCCTAAGACATTTTCCTTTAGATCAAGTTACGATTGACTTTGACGCGCCCCGCCAAATGACGTATTACACGTTTTGGGATCGCCACACCAACAGCAACATCGTAGCGGAGGCTGCCGATGTGATTCATATCCGCTCGATGGTATGGGACACTGAAAAGGGCTGGGGGAAGTCGCCTATTGAGGTTCACCGCAATTCCATCGGCCTGCACTTGGCGGGTCAGGATTATATGGGCGGGATCATGAAAAACGGCGCACACATTCCAGGTGTGTTGCAGACTGATGCAAAGTTAACTCTTGAAGCGGCTAACACAATGTCTGCGGCGTGGACGGCTCGGTTTGGTGGTGCTGGGAACTCAGGCGGTACACCAGTTTTGCAGCAGGGTATAAAGTACCAACAACTAAACCTCACTCCTGCCGACGCGCAATGGCTAGAAGTCAACAACGCAACCATTCAGGACGTGGCAAGAATTTTCGGGGTGCCCCTGCATATGCTGGGCAGCCTTGAGCGGTCAACGAATAACAATATTGAGCAACAGGCGCTAGAGTTTGTCACGCAGACTTTGCGCCCCTTGGCTAAGGTTTGGGAGGCAGAGTTCAACAAGCTGTTTACGCCGCGAGATCAAGGCAAAATCTACTTCAAGTTCGACCTGAACAGCCTGCTTCGCGGTGACGTGAAAGCCCGCTCTACGCTATACGATACGCTCCTAAAGTGGGGTGCTGTCAATGTAGACGAAGTACGGAGGCTGGAAGGCTGGAACGCAATCTCTACGGGAGAGGGCAAAACACACCTATACCCCGTCAACATGGCCCCCTTCGATAAGCTGGGCCAGCAAGAACAAGGCGCTGAAAACGCCACAAATCAAAATACTGATGGAGAAGAGGAATAAACCAGCTTTTGTTGAGCCTGCAATTTCCCGCCGTTCGGCAAACTTTGAATTTCGCATGGTGGAAAGCGATACCGGAGTACGGACCATTAAGGGTCACGGCTCTGTGTTTGACAGCCCATCTGAAGACCTTGGTGGTTTTCGGGAGATCATCCACAAGGGCGCTTTTGATGAGGCAATCGCTAACTCAGACGTTCGGTGCCTTATCAATCACGAAGCAAACCTAATCCTAGGCCGTAACACGTCGGGAACGCTTCGCTTATTCATCACCGATACCGGGCTAAGTTACGAGTGTGACCTACCAGATACCACCTATGCCCGCGACCTGACGGTTAGCCTTGACCGTGGCGACATCTCCCAAAGCTCCTTCGCCTTCACGATGGATTGGGAGAAGGAAGGTACCAGAGAAGACGGCGGCAACTACGAATACCGCTACAACAAAGGAGACGACAGCTGGACGCTCCATATCTACAAGGTGCGGGAACTTTTCGACGTGTCTCCGGTCACGTACCCAGCCTACAAAGATGCTGATGTACGAAGCGCTGTAAACGGCTTACAAGCCGCAAAGCAACGCCGTGACGCAGCCACACAAGCAACCATCGACGCAGAACAAGCCGCGCTTGACGCAGCTAAGGCCGACATCGAAGCAGAAGACGAGGTTTTCGCCGTCGAACACGCCGAAAGACAGCGGCGAATCCAAATTAACAAGAACAAATTTTAACCTAAAACCTGTCGGCTACCGGCAGACAAACAAGTGCATTATGAAACCAGAAATGGAACTCTTAGATGAGCGCAACCGACTGGTTGCATTGCAGGAAGACCTTGCAACCCGTACCAATGGCCGCGCCCTCGCAAGCGACGAAAGCGAGCAGTGGGACAAGATTCAAGCCGACATTGACATCACCCAAGGCCAGATTGAGCGCAACCGTCAGGTTAAGCGTAGCAAGGAGCTGATTGCTGACGCTGCTGCTGAAGCACGTGGCAACCGCGCCCCCGCCGATGCCCAGGTTGGCAACGAAGGCGGTAGCGAGGCTTACACCCGCGCTTTCGACAAGTGGATGCGCCGTGGTCACGGTTCAATGACCCCCGAAGAGCGGGCCGTATTGATTACCCGTGGAACAGACGCTCAAACGACCGTAACCGACAACCTTGGCGGCTATGCCGTCCCTGAGTCTTTCGGTGACAAGCTGATTATGGCAATGGCCGCTTTCGGTGGTATGCTGGAAGTGTCTGACGTTGTTCGCACCTCTAACGGTGCCTCAATGCCTTTCCCTGTAATCAACGAGACGGCTATCAAAGGCCGCTTGCTTGCAGAGAATGCAGCTATGGCCGTGAAGGATGTAGCCTTCGGAACCGCCAACCTCGGCGCTTACGTCTACACGTCTGACATCGTGAAGCTGTCCTACCAGCTGATTCAGGACAACGCAGTCAACCTTGAGCAGGTCTTACTTCCTCTGCTGTCCAACCGTTTGGGTCGGATCGTAAACGAGCACCTCACGACCGGCGACGGTTCAGGCAAGCCCACTGGCTTCCTGACTACTGCGGGATCCGGCAAGACGGCAACAGCCGTTGCAGCCTTCACCCGTGGAGAACTGATTGACGTGCAGCACAGCGTTGACAGCGCCTACCGTGGCACTGCTCGGTGGATGTTCAACGACACTACCCTTGCCGCTATCCGCAAGCTGTCAATCGGTTCTGCCGATGATCGTCCGCTGTGGCAAGCAGGTATGCAGGTCGGTGCTCCTGACCTTCTCGAAGGCAAGCCCTACACCATCAACAACGATATGCCCGACGCAGCCGCAGGTACTACGCCTATTGCGTTCGGTGCCTTCGAGAACTACCGCGTCCGCATGGTAAAAGATGTGACGATGATGGAAATGAACGAGCTGTACAGCGCCAACCTTCAGAAAGGTTTCGCCGCTTACACCCGCGTTGATGGCGCTTTGCTTGACACGACTTCTATCAAGAAGCTGACAATGGCCGCATCCTAATGGAAATTAAGATGCTACAAGGCTTAACTGGCCCCGATATGACTTGGCATTCAGGGGAGGTGCACGACGTACCTCCCGCAATTGCTGAAAAGTATGTAGCGGCTGGACTTGCTGAACGAGTAGGAAAAGCGGAGGGTGCCAAACCCTCCGCAACCCCTGCAAAGCGCAGCACTAAAGCTACTTCTAACCGGGCGAAAGCCTCAGAAAAACGATAAATGATAGGTAGTTCTCGCTACATAACAACACTTGACAGCGCCGCAGAGCCGGTTACGCTTGCAGAAGCAAAAGCACAGTTGAGGGTCGATTACGACACCGACGACGCGCTTATTAATGTCCTGACTTCTGCCGCGCGTCAAGACTGCGAGAACTACCTATATACTGCGCTAATCAATCAGCGCCGCATTGCCTTATTCGATTGCTTTGGCGACCTGACAACGGTCGGGCCTGTCATTGCTGTCGAGTCGGTGCAATACCTGAATGATCTGAACGTGTGGACGACCGTTGCCGCAACTGATTACCGCGTCATCGACGACGTGCTGTTGCGAATTGCAGCGGTTGAGCCTTGGCCTGTTGACATGGCTACCGGACCCGGCACGGTGAAGGTCACTTACACCTGCGGACCTAACAGCGGCACGGTTAGCCCTGTCGTCATAGGTGCCATCCTGCTAAAGGTCACTGACGCTTA